ATGGATGCTGGACTGCATATTGATGAAAAAGCAGTCGATGAATTGCGTAAAGTTATTGATGATGTTTTGGAAAAAGTCTCCGTAGCTTTAAAAGCAAACAAGATCGTAATGCGGTATCAAAAACATAGGCTGCCTGCAGCTCAGAAAGCTCATGCAGAGAAGGCTACCCAAGCAGTAAGAACATCAGATCACTATCTGAAAGAGTATGTGGCTTCTGACATGGTACACCGCACATGGGTAATGAACACGTATCTAGAATCTACTGGGGCTAAAGAGTATTGTAAAGAGAAGTGGTCTGTAGCCGAATTAAAGAAGCACAATGTATGGGCTAATGATCACCTGGTAGACATGCTAATTCATAAGAATGTTTCAGTTACCAATAAATATGTGAAAGCAGGGATGGTTGCACTGGCGGAATATAAGGTGGAACTGTGGAACAGGCCACGATACGAAAATGCTAACACAAAAGTTAAGGTGAACGCATTCAACCCTGGAAGCACTAAACAGAAACAGGAACTGTTCAGCATGCTTGGTCTAGAGTCTACTGCTACCAGCAAAACAACAGGTGATGATTCCTGGGGAAGAGATCAATTAGAAGAGTTGCAAAAAAATTCGACAGGTAAAGATCTACTGCTGTTACTGGATGCACTTATCGATCACTCCTTTAGTGGGATTATTAAGAACAATTTTATAAAGGCATTCGACTCTTACACCATTGATGGCGTACTCCACGGCAATATTCGTTTAGGTGGAGCTAAGACTTGGAGAAATACGAGCAATTCACCAAATCTTTTGAATATGCCCTCAACCAAATCCATATACGCAAAACCTTTGAAAAAGTGCTTTATTGCTCCAAAAGGTATGCTTGTAATTCAAGCAGACTATAGCTCTTTAGAAGATGTTGTATTAGCAAATATAACATTAGATGAAGGGAAATTAGCAATACAAAAAGATAAAACTCTAGATGCGCATTGTTACAACGCACTTGGCTACTATCCAGAAGAAATAGAAAAAGTTATCGGAGTGCAGGGAAATTACAAAGACAAAGTACGAAGATTCAAGCAAATGGTTGAAGGTAAAAATACAATCCTAAAAGAAATACGTCAAAAAAGTAAACCTAACACCTTCAAATTAGCTTACTTGGGATTTCCGGATGCAGATAAAGGAGGAACAATAACTAAAGAAATTTATGATAATTATCATAATGTTCTTTATCCAGAAGTTAGGGCATTCTTAGATGATTATGTTATACCTACAGCACAAAAGCAGGGTTACCTGCATTTGGGCTTAGGAGCTAGGATTTATTGTGATAACGTAGATGATGTTTTTCGTACTCTTTTTAACAGCAACTTTCAGTTTTGGAGTATACTTACATTAATAGCTGTTAATGAACTAAATTATCGAATAGAGCAGGAACAGCTAACCGAAGAAATTCAAATTACCTCCACCATTTACGACTCTATCTACTCTAATATTTCAAGTAATGCAGAAATAGTAAAGTGGTATAACGATAATTTAGTCGAAATAGGTAAAAAAGATTTTCTTGTGTGCCAACAAGTCCCTAATACACTTGAATGTGGTATTGGACGGAACTGGGCAGAAGAAATAGCACTGTCACCTAACGCAACAACAGCAGAAATACAAAAAATCTTGAATACTTTTTAGTTGTTGATACTCGTTATGTTAATGACTACTTATAGGAAACAGTATGACTATGATGCAAACAGATAAACCAGAAATGAAAATAGGAGTAACAAAAGATAATGACTAATTCGATTGATGAAATACTATGGGAAAACATGGTAGCTAAATTAGCTAAACCAGGAGAAGAAATTCGTAAAAGCCTTACAGCTAAAGAGGCTCATGAATTACATATGGTTATAGGTATAAGCGGAGAAGCCGGGGAGTTACTTGATGCTTTAAAAAAAGTTAGTATCTACCGAAAACCTTTAGACAGAGAAAATGTAATAGAGGAACTTGGAGATCTAGAATTCTATATGCAAGGGCTAAGAGGTAGTTTAGGTATAACCAGAACAGAAGTACTAGCACATAACTTTAATAAACTAGCTAAGCGTTATGAAGGATTTAATTATTCTGATAATGCTGCACAACAAAGAGCAGATAAAAATGACTAACCCTCTGCAGTATAACGACCACAAAGCCGATATGCCGGATGACTGCATATTTAAAATTAGCCCGAGTCAATTCCCTAAATTTGCGGATAAACCACATTTTTGGTATCGATCAGAAGTGCTTGGTATTAAAGACTTCGAATATAATACGTCAACAGTATTAGGTACAGTAGTTCATTACTGCGCTGATCAAGTTGCCAAACAATTACCGGTTGATACCAATATTATCACTGAGTACATAGAGTCTTTTGAAGATAAAGAAGACTACGATCCTGATGCTGTAAAACACCATTATGTTGAAATGGCTGAACGCCTGGTAAATGACTATGTGCTTGAAAATGCGTTTCTCGAAACAGAGAAATTTGTTGTAGCTCCAATACGCGATGGTTACTATATTGGTGGTCAACTTGATGCTCTCCAGGGAGAAAAAGACGAGTGTATGATTGTTGATTATAAAACATACCATTCAAAGACTACCCCCAGAGCGTTTAACTCTACTTACCGTTACCAACTGCTTACTTATGCTGCAGCTTTAGTTCGATTAGGTTATACACCCACACGTATACGTTTGGTCTATGTAAATCGCCATATTGAAGGTGCAATCAGTGAAAAGACAGGTAAACAGCTAAAGTCCTATCCACCGACAGTCACAGTGCTTACCGAGACTATTACGGAAGAAGACTATGCGTTCATAAACTCTCTTTTAGAGTTGTGTGTAGACAGTGTTGAAGCCAGTAAAGCACACCCAGAATTAACTCATGTCATTTGGCATGACCAACGCCTTAAAGAGGAAAAATAATGAGCAATGTAAAACTTTTGGTAGCAGCTCTTCCGGCCATCGGTAAAACAACCCTGTTACAAAATTTAACAGACACCCTGGTAATCGCAAGAGACGGTAAAAAATACCCTTTTGCACAACCTCATATCAATGTTCCTGATTACACATCAGTCAGTGAACTTATCGATATAATCTCAAATACTGTTGAAAAGTATGAAAACAAAATGGGTGAGTTACCAAAAACAGTAGCTATTGATTCAATATCCAAAATTTTATTAGATATTGAAGGTTACTGTCTGGCAACTATTAAGTCTTTTCCTTATGGAAAAATTAATACAGAAATTAAAGAATTTGTCGATTTCATCGAAAGGGACCTGGCTGATGCTTTTAATGTTGTTCTGGTATCACATGCCTTATACAACGAAGATACTGTTGGCTACTCACTGGTTAATGCTGGTGGAAGTTATGGTAAGAAAGGTGGAATACTTTCTGAAGTTGATGAGTCTGTATTTTTGGAACTTAAAGGTAAAAACCGTGTAATTCATTACCGTAATCCAAAAATGTGTGCCAGAACTACTGTGAAAAAATTACCAGACAGTATCGATAACAAAGACTTCGACTTACAAAAACATTTAGATATGTTGCAAAGCAGACAATCTGAAGCTACTGCTTGGTCTTTAGGCTAATTTAACGTTATGTGCAATTTTCAAACTGCAAGGTTCGGGATAGTAGCTTGTTCTAGACACAGCTCCATCTAACGACGCGTAGCGACTATTCGCACATAACTATTTATTTAACGTTTTTAACCTTTTTATTTCAATATACTGTGCTCTGATCTACTGACTCTGATTGGCCATATACGTTGTTACATAACAGACAGATATTGTATCTTTGTCGGTTAAAAGCTATTTATTTAACGCCTATATTTAATGAAACGAATGTATTTTCGTTTTTGAATCTTCGATGGGAGACATCTAGAGGTAGGCTATTTATTCAAGGGGTGTACAAATAAGAAATAATAGTAAAACATTTCATGTTGGATTATTTCATTCTCTTGTAGAGGCTGTTATAGCCAGAAACAATTTTATAAAATTACATTCACTTAATAATACATTAAGTGGTATTTAATAGGGAATTTTCCCGTCAAACTAAAACAACACACTGAGTGTGTAGGAATACAGCATATATGAGCTTCTTCAAATCCTCAAAAAAAGCAGAAGATGTAAAACAAGGTGGCAGTAACCACATTACGTCGTCTGGTGTTTACCCAGTAACTTTACTTGCTCCAATCGTAAGTGTGTCCAAAGGTGGATCTACTTCGATTGATATGTTCGTTGATCATGCAGGGCAAAAACAAGTCATCTACGGCAATCTACGTATTACCAACAAAGATGGTTCTCCTAATAAAATTGGAGCCAAAATCTTTAATCAGCTGATGATCATTGCTGATGTTGAAGAAGTATCTGATCCTATTGAAATCGATCTTCCAATCGGTAAGAAAGCAGCTATTAAGACTGTAGCTGCTCTGGAAGACCTGGCTGATATTGATGTCATGATGCGTGTTCAAATGGAGTATGGCATTTACCAGGGAAATATCACCGAAAAGAAAGTTATTAAAGCTTTCTTTCGTGCTGGTGATAACGCTTCTGCAGAAGAAATTGTTAACGATGAAGAAGCTGGTTCAGCTTTCGAACGTGAATCAAAGTACCTGGATAACATCACATTCAAGGATGAAGTAACACCAGAGCAGGTTAAACAGTGGATCTCGGACAAACGTCCAAAAGGGACTGCTGGTGACTCTGCTGGTGGAGCTGATACTTCTGAAAAGAAGCCTAGCTTCGGCAAGAAACGTGCTTTCGGCAAGAAGAAAGAAAGTTAAGGAGAAGGCTGGTGTTAGACACCTTAAAAGCAACTGCTGTGACTATATCAGTAGTTTTATTTTTAGGTACTCTTACCTTTCTTGTACCTATATTGATTCTAGCTGTAACAAATGCCGTAGTAGTAATTATAGTGTTTTTAATAGTTAAAGATCACATTACTTCTAAACCGTAATATGTAGGGGAGCAATCCCCTACATTTTTACTATAGCCAGCTTATTGCGGGAAGCTGAGCAGCTTCTTCCACAATATCATCAGGAAAATTGACTCTAGACCAAATATTAAACGGATTATCGTCAATAGAATCTGCCTCTCCAAATGCTTTTTCTACTGCAAGAATACTAATCATAGAAGCAGCACGTTCAGTAAAGAGACTAAATATAATTTTAAATTTTCTGAAAAAGAACTTTGTAAACATAATAGCTCCAAGATCATTAATAGTTTGAAGCTCTTTAGAAGTAACTACATCATAGTTTACAAAAGTTTCTACAACTTCTTTTAAAACCTTTTGTTTGTATTCTAGTCTAGTTTCTCTTGATTTAAACTTCTTAGGGACGTTTGATGTTCTATGCTTGTACAAAGCAAATCTAGCAATGAAATCACTTACCTGTGTAGCCCTAAGCAGTAATTTGTAAGGTCCAGTAGTTTTATCCATATATAGGTATTTATAGGAGGTAGCTACATATTCATGTAAATACTTATCAGCAAGCTCCTTTGCTCTTTCTGCTAATTTTGCTTTACCACTATATATATCCTCTTCTAAATTAATATCTTCTATGATATTTTGAAAAATGCCTTCATCAATTAATTCTGCTACTGGATTGTTGTCTACACTGTCTTGTAACCTACTTAGCTTAAGTTCTAACTTTTTACGTTTATTTGCAGATAACTTGATATTACTTTGTAATTCTCTTTCTGTAATATCTCTTTCAGACAAATCTTTCTGATAGTTTTCCAACTCTACTAGTGCTTCTGCCTGGTATGTTGCTATATTTCTGGGATTTACCCCTTTAGCAAAAAGGATAAGATTATTACTGACAAAGTTAGGTAATAGAATAACACCTGTCTTTATGACAATATTCTCTTTAGCTATTTTAACTGTTGCTATCCACAACTTTTCAATATCTACATTAGGTGCTTTAGGAAATAGTGTATTGCCTAAAAGCCATGTTAGTGTTTTATTGACACTTCTAATTGTACCTCCAACAAAATTTTTCTTATCTGTAAATTTCATTTTTCTGAAACCGAATATCAGATTTAAGAATTCCTCCCTAATATAAACATCTTCATTTTCACCCCAAATACTTTTAATAGCCTTTTTCATTTCTAGAGGCATAAGTTTATACATTTCTGCTATTTCAGGATCTGAAGAAGTTTCAGTAAAATTCACATATTCACGTAATTGCGTACTTTTGTTTTGCTCAAATTCTTTTTTAGCTTCTATTAATACTTTTTTGTTTATTTCTGTAGAGCCTGTTTTATCCACAATACTTCCAAACATACGTCCTAATACATGATCAAATCTGTTATCCCGGTTGAGCAAACTGTCTTTATTGTGTTCAGACATTAAGTAACGTAGATTAACTGCATTACCGTGCTCAGACACAATAGGCTGCAACTTTACTGTTTCTGTTGGTTTAACACGCTGAGAAAGCTGCCTATAAGCCTTTAAACGTTTTTCTGCTATTACTCCAGCAGTTTTAATTTTAGCATCTCTATAGCTCATTTCAGGGTCCATAGCCTGGTAGATATCCTGCAATGCTTCACCTTGATGTTTTTTAGCTGTAAGAGAAACAATAGCTTTAACCCAGGTAGCGTCACCTCCATTAGGATTTACCATTAACCATCTTTTTTCTGATTTATCAGAGATATCCATCGTAAGAGGTTTTTTATCCGCAGCAGCATAGGTGTAACCTTCAGAAATTAGTATGTCTATCTGGTCAGCAGTTGCTGTTCTTACATCTACTCTGGGATCAAATGTTTCTTTAGAGTATCCTTTTTCTGTTTGCATTTTATTATTGTGAAACAGTTTTTCTAAAGACATTTCTTTATTTAACTTGTGCAAAGAAAATAACTTAGCTATTCCATTATCTAAACCATCAGCAGCATTTTCCCTCTTATATACAGCATGGGCTAAATTTCGATAATCTTGTTTACTGTGTTTAATACCATACAAGGAAGCCAGTTCATCAATAAGTTTAGTAGCCCTATTCAAGTCACCAGATACTTCAATACCTAATCCCGCTGCATTAGCGATTGCGTAAGCATTATTTAATTGCCAGTCTACGGTATTGCTAGTAGCCATTTTTGAGCCTAAACCTTCTGCCTGGTTTATATAAAGCAAACCATTAGCTTTATATTCTTTTCTAATTTGTTTTTCTAAAGAAGTAATTAAAAGGTCCAAAGAGCTATCTGAGCTTAGAAGCCCCAGTAGATTATCGGGCGTATATTTGTCTCTTTCAGCAGTATCCAACAAAGACACTAAATCCAGCTTTATAAATATTTTATAAAGAGCTTCACTTTCTTCTGTAGTAACTTCTGTATGAAAACCTTTACGAATATGGTTAATTACGTTTGTAGCTTCACGCATACGTGCTTGGTCTACAATATGCTTAGAAGCTCGAAGCAAAGAATGCCATACAGCGTTATTTCCTTTTTGCTGCTGTATTTCTCTCACTAATTTAACAAAGAAATTTCTTTCTGTTATTCCTATATTGCGACTAACTTGTTTGATAACAGAACCTAATTCAGCATATATTTTAGAATCTAATAATCCTGCCAAAGTATGAAGTACTCTACCCGGAATACGTTTAGGCTTATCTTTCCTAGCATACTTAGCTGCAGGTGCAAATATCCAAGCATGAATTTTATCTACCGTTATCTGATTAGCAGAATCAAGTACATTAAACATCCTAAAAATACTGCGCTTTTGTTTTTCACTAGCAGTTAAGGCTTGATCTAACATTTTTCTTAAAGCTTTATCTGCAGTAAGATTTTCAATACCCCGTAGCTTATTAGCTGCATATTTAAGTGCGTCTTTATACCATTGCACTAAACGTTCCCATAAACTACCTTCACGCTTAGTTCTATTTCTTACTGTTAATGTAGATAATTTAGCTGCAAATCTTTCATTAGATAATCCATAAGCTACAAATTCATGCAAATAAGGATTTACAGTACGACCAGAAACAGGATCTTTATAACTACGACTATTATTAAACAAATACTCATAAGTCTCTTTAGCTGTTCGTACTTCATCTGCTGTAAAATCTTTACCTTTAGGAAGAAAATCTCTCCAAGTAGTATTTTTCTCAGCAAGTGCAAATATTTGTTTTAAACCTCTACGTAAACCGGAATTTGTATCTACTGCGTACTCAGTTACGGCATGTATAAGTTCGTGCACATACGTTTCTTGTGCAGACATCTTTACGTTGTTTTTATTGCCTGTTACTGAACCTAATACATGAATATCTTGAGTACCATCTGTAAAGGTACGCTGAGCACCTATTGTAGTGTCTCCGCTTTCACCCACTTTAATATCGATATCATGTTGTAACTTGATAAAGTTATCTAACAGTTCCTGTAAGGTAGCTGTATGTGCTGTAGATTCTTTTTCTACTCCTACATCTTCAAGCTTACTGAAGATAGTTTGAATAGTAGTAGCATCTATAACTCCTGAAAATAAAGAGGTAAAATTTTCAAAATCTATGCTTCTTCCGATAGAACCTTTAAAGCTTTCTATTTCTTTAAAAACAGCCGCTATTGGCCCATCAGAAGAATCTAAAGGCTTAACATTTTTAGTTTCTAAAATGTACACAGATTCTGAATCATGATATGCAGAATGGTTAACAGCTATATGAGAATGATCTTTTAATAAGCTCTCCCTGGCTGCTTTAACTTCTGTATGCAATTCTTCTAATTCTGCTATTTCTTGAATTAAGTTAAAGGCAATTCTTTTACCTTTGTCATTTTTGCTGTACAAGTTTTCTGACAAATGAGTAGAAATTTGACTACGTTCTTCTTCAGGTAGTGCTCTAACACTTTCGATAACATTATTAAGACTATCTGATACTTCCTGCATTAAGTCATATGAAGTAACTACATCTATAAAAGATTTATTATAGACACCTGTACCTTTAGCTACATCAGCTAAAGAGTACACTGCTGCATCGTGTACATTTAATGCTGCAAAAGCAGATAAAACAGCTTGCTGTATAACAGAGTCAATATTGTGAATATTAGTAACTGTTCCAGCTACTCCCGGGTCAAGGAACTTATAAGATTTTGCATAACTAGTGATACTGGAAGTACCTTCTTCTCGTGCAGTATTCCTTAAAGGTCTACTAAAACTTATCTGTACTTGGTATGCTTTGATATAGTTTCTTCTTAAACCTCCCTTTATGGCTATTATTCCGTCATCTAAGCCTTTAGAAAGTGGTCCTTTGACAATGGGCATAAACTTTCTTAAAGTGTCTAAGAGGGCTTCAGTCTCCTCTAATGACGGTATTCTACCAAGTTCCTCTTTTTTAGCTTCTAAAGCAATTTCAAATTTTTTGTTAAACGTATAAAACATAATTTGAAAAGCTTTATTAATTTTCTCTCTATATTTTATAAAGTTACCAAGTCTGTCTTCTAGAGACATGGTAAGAGCTTCACCATGAACTTCTAATACTGACTTTATAAAAGTATCCTGCTGTTTGTGTGTAAGTACAAAATCTTTATCCAGCTTCTGATCTATAGGTATAATTTCTTTTATAAGTGTCTCTAACGCATTCCCTAATACCATTAGTTCTGCATCTTCTGCTTTGGCTATTTTGGAATAAAACTGGTTCAGTACTGCGTATGCAAAATTTTCTTTAGCTTTTTTTAGCGCAGATCCATAATTGGTGACCATTAAAGGATCTTTACTAAATTTACGTCCTATATCAGATATAAGATTTCCTTCTTTTATGAATGAACCAATAATGTTTCTAGTAGCAATCGATATGGCTTTTGCGTTGTTTTTGTTCTTGTTAGCCATATCAGATATAACTTTCTGCCATTTAGCTGTAAGTTTCTGATACAAGTCCATAGAATTAGGCAAAGCAGCATGAGAAGGATAATCAGTAGTTACATTGTCTAAAAATACTCCACCAGAAGCCAGGTCTTCTACACCGTCTAATAGTGATAACATATTACCAATCATCACTCCGCTGGTAACAGCATCTGTTTCAATACCCAAGGTAGTTAAGAAAGGCTTATCAGGAGAATACTTAGTTAAAGCCAATAATGCTTCAAATGTATGCATTTTTTCTCCACCTAACTTAACAGCTTCTTGTATAGCTATTATGTCTTCTGGGGTCCTGTCGTTAACATTTTTCTTTAATGCATTAACAGCATCCTTTGTAGCTGCAAGAATACTTTTAAATTCTTTCAAACTATCAAGAAAATGATGTTTATCTATTCCATAACCAAATGCTTGAGCTACTGCTAGTTGAAATGTCCTATTTAGCTTAAGACCTTCTACAGATACCAGGTGACTTTTTAAACCAATCATGTGCCTGATTAGCTTGTCTTGAATAGGGTCAATAGTATTATTGTCTATAAACAGTCTTCCACCCCGGGATACAAAATACTTCATGTAGAAAGATTGTTGAGGTTTACGTAACTTCCCAATAAATTCTTTAATATTGTCCAGACTACGATCAATTCTGTTATTAACAGCTTGTAAACTTTTACGTTGAGTTACATGCGCATTTTCTATGTCAGTATTTCTTCCTGTGACAATAGCTTGTGTTGCTTCATCCAGCTCAAAGAATTTATTTACAGTACTATTTCTAACAGTCCACTTATCCTGTTGTATATTTCTAATAGTGTTACCGGTTCTTTCTGGTGTCTGTTGACGAGTACCTCTCATAAACTTAGGAGTATGTGTAGAAGGTTTACTCCCGGGAAATACTTTATAGTTTTCTAGATTAAGAAGTTCAGGAACAGCTTCAGTAGCTTTTCTTATTTCAGATAAGGTTTCAATATTTTCCTGACTAACTATTTTTACAAAAAGAGTATCTTTACCAACTGTCTGCTGTGATTCACTGATAGTTCCTGTATCTGAAGGAAAGTCTGTAGCAGGTACAGCGGTTTGTTGCAGCGTTCCTCTGTCTATCATATAAGCTACAGCCAGTGCTCCTAATGCTACTTTTAACCGAGGTGCTACAGAACCATCGACATCAGATACTTTAGCTTTAAATCCAAGCATACTAAATATCTCAGAACCTAAGCTGTCTATGACACTAGACTGTACAGCTCCTATATCAGTAAATTTTTCTTCGTGTTTTGGTTTTACCCATTCACTAGTATTTCTACCAAATAGTCTATTTATGTCTTCCCAGGTATTTATAAACGTACCGGTAGCTTGAGTAGCTAACCAATTAGTAATAGCGATACCAGTAGCTTCAATAACCATAGGATCTACTGTGTAACCGCCTGTTTCTGCTTTCTGCAGTAAATATTGATACATATCCGTATACTCATCCAGTACAGCTCTATTACCTATAGCTTTACCTTTTGTGAAGTTACCGAATCTACTGTCTGTCATGTATGGGAGAATAGGTGCGTTATCTTTATCTCCATGTACAAAAGAATTAAACCCTTCGGTATTTCTTTTAATATACTCAACAAATTGTTTATCTTCTTTGGAGTATTTTGAGTAGGCAATAGCGCCTTCTTTAGTGTTGTTGAGATAATCAGACAAGGATTTAGAATTGTGAAACAGTACGTTCAGTTTCTTTGAGCTGGTCTCTATGAAATCAGATAACCTTCTAAGTCCTCCAATTAGTATTGAGTTGTTCAGAATATTCTCTGCTGCAGTAGCTGATATTCTCTCAATAATTTTTTGGTTCTTTAGTTCAATTTCCCTGCTAGGAGGCTGTATAACATACTCTTCTTTAAGAGCTGTTTTGCCGTAAGCATCTAACAGCAAGGTTTGCCTGGTTTTAAGGTTGATCTGAATAAGGTCATGAACAGCTTTACGCTTCTCTTCTTTAGAAGCTTCAGGATCGCTTATAATGTTAAACCCTTTTCTGTTGCCTTTAGGTAATCTACTGTTATCTAATGACAACGTAATTACATTATGCTCTTTAAGAATTTTTTCTACATTACACGCCATTACAGAATACCTGATTTTAGTAGAAGAGATACTATGCTAAGTAGCTCTTCATCTTCTTGTTGAAGGTTCTGAGTATACTCTATTTTTTTGTCTAGTGGCTGATTACGCTGCAGTACAGCTCTTTCAGCGCCTGGTCCAGAAGATACTTTTACTTTAGGAAGAACTTTTTCTATTATCTCTTCAAAAGAATCAAATAAGAAACTGTCCGTACTAAAAGATTTTGTACTGAAAGATTTGGAAGAAAACATTATTCATTGATGCTCCTAAATAGGTCTGTATCTCCACTTCCTCCTACTATTTCCGCACCATTCATAGACTTAGCATTTACATCCAGTTCATTAGCTTTTGTAAATGTTAAAGAAGCTGATTTAGATTCAATATTAGCCAAAGAAGTTTTTTCACCAGCTGTTAAAGCTGACCCTCCTATATTAGCGACGTAGATATCTCCTACATTCATAGATATCCCAAACCCCCCTGTAGGGGGATTTCTTCTAGGATCGCTACCGTCTTTACACGTTAGTAAAGCATTAGAAGTTTCTAGTAAATTTTGAGTACCTACGTTATCTAACTTTACAGTAGCAATATCTGTATTAAACTCATAGTGTCCTGCATTAATAGCCTGCATAACATTAAAGAAAAGACGTATGCCCTCTTCTGTCATTAAATTATGCACATACCAGGCATACCCATTGAGAATATTAAAAGTAGCTCCGGCAATTTGAATATCTATATTCAATCCATCTGCATCATCTACATAATCAGCAGAGTATCCAGTGACCGTAGATCCAGCTATACCGTTATTTTCATATACACTATCTGTTTCTTGACTAGCTACTGCAGACCACCCAGTAGTAGAAACTAAAGCTGTTAAAGTTTGTATCTTCTTGGCATTTAATCCTGATTGGTAAGCTATTGTAATAGTGAGAACATCTCCATCTGAGTAAGTAGTACCATCAGTATAGGATACTGAGTACCCTGCAGCGGCTACAACAGTATTTATTGTTTCATCATTATCTACCCCTACATTTCTAACAATTCGTACTCTGCTGCCCGAAATTAGACTAGTAATGCTGCCATTTGCTGTAACCGGTTCAACATAATAACTCTCATCATTAGATTGAAATCTCACGAAGTCTGGATGATCAGAACCACCTCTGCTTACATAACAACCGTGCAAAGTCGTTGTAGTGTCTTGCCCGTCAACATAACCGACTGATGTTGCGTAGTCTGCGCCCTCTTCTATAACAAAATCAGGCCAGTTAAAAGGGTTTTTACTGTGATAAGTCGCATCCTGAGAAAGGTTATAATTCCACTCTCTTAGAATGTCTTCTGCTGTATTTGTACCACCGTCCTGAATCTCATAATCAAACGACTTACCACCAACTACTTTAGGGCTTGCTGTATGGTCTACGACTGTTAAAGTTATAGCAGGATCACCCGTTGCCGCTGTCATGGCTTCAGGCTCCATGCCTACTGTATATTCGTACGATTCTAATTCGGTTAATCCCAGACCATTGAGCACATTTGCTCTTGATTCATAATAACCGTTGATATGGTATTCAATAACTAAATGCGTTGAATAGTCATAATCTGGTGTACCATCTCCATTAGCGTCTTCATAGAATTTAAATATTTGATCTACTGCGCCTGTAGCTCTTAAATCTGTTGTAGTTGATCCGTCTACTTGTTGATATTCGCCTTGCCCGCCTGCTGGTATCGTTCCTGCTGATTTGATTGAACACCATTTACCTATTACTTGATCACTAGTATTTTCCCACTGCATTCCTGCTCCTTTCCAATGATCTAAATCATCAATTGTGCAACCATCTAGAAAGTCTATTCTATCAGGGCCAATAGCTTTTAGATTAAACTGAGTATTAGCCAATGTTGATTGGGCTATAAACTCAGCTATCAATGCAGAATAAATGCTTCTTCCCTCTTCCCTGGTAACAAGTGTTAAAACCTTTGTTGTTCTATTGTATGTAATATTTGTTGTATAAGCTAAACCGTGACTAGAGGCGTAAATTGGATCTAATGTTTGTGATACTGAAATAGGAATAACTGAATTTCCAGCTGTTACACCTGCTACACGAATAGGCAAATACCCCGCTTTCATTATCGTGTAATCAACGTCTTGATCAGCAGAATAAACCTCGCTCCACGATTCGCTTGTAGCTGTTGAGTTATTTCGTTGTATTTCTGTTTGTGTGCCAGTCTCAAAAATTACGACTTGTGAACCAGCGACTAAACCTGTAAATGATAAGCCTGTGTTAACTGTTGGTGTTACGATTGTCAGTGTTCCTGCTCCGGGTACGCCGTTAGTACCATCATGCACACTCAGGCTAGTAGCTGATTGAATCTCAAAATCTGTTGTACCTGTATATTCAATATCATAAGTGTTGCCAGACACTGTAAGATTTGGATCAGTTGACCAAGTGCCACTCTGATCACCTGTTATTTTTACTGCTGACTGACTGGCTCCGACTGCATTGAGAAACTGGCTATTCTTTAGTTTGTTAAACTCTACTTCAGTGCTAACCGTAAAGTACGCAGTCTCAGCGCTTGGTAGTTCTGTGAATGTATTACCACCAGTTAGTGTAGTGCCTATCGTGCCTGTGTAGCCAAGGCATCCAGAAAAGGTCCAACCAGTGACTGATCCACCAGTAAATACTGGCGTAGCGTTAACAACAGTCGCTAGACCTGTAGCTGTACCTGAAGCAAGAATACATTGATGGTAATCTCCGAAATTCCACGTATTCGCCTTGATGGTGCAATCCGAATCCATCGTGCCGGATAATGCGCCGGAGTCTATTTTAGATTGCGTCCTACCGTTTATAACGTCTTGAGCGGAAGGCATTTCTATTGACTGGGCAGATGAATCCCATACAGTTGTATTAGTACCGTCCCCAATAGACCAAGACTGCGTTATGTAATATTGCCCAGTTGACTGATCAAGCTGCCTCTGAACTGTATTTAAGCCACCATTTTGAGCAATTCGATACGCGGTATCAAAACTGACAGGTCTTGTAGTGTTGCCGCCAACTAGTTTTATTGCTTCGTCAAGTGAGTACAGTGGATACATCAAGTAGGTCTCGCTGTACACCCCACTCTTCACCCTGCCTCCTAAAATGACATGACTGACTGCTGATGATCCAGGCCAAGTACCCTCTTCTGAGTCTTCATAGCCGCCATCAATATCTATGATGCTTAGTGTTTTGGTGTTTATCTTTGGCGTGGTGTCCCATCCCTTTATCTTCCAAACTAATGCAGCAGCAGCCGTATCATCGTATAGCCCAAAGTAAGTGCAGTAATCATCGTAAGTATCAAGAACCCGATTACCAGCGAAGTAGACTCCAAGGCTTAAAATCTTCCCCGACAGATCCTTATCATCCGGAAACGGACAAGCAACTATCTGTAAATCTCTATCGTATGTTGTTGAAACAGTGAGGTTGTTACAAAAAAAACCGCCACTATAGTATTCATCAAATAAGCTGGCCCGTGAGTTTAGTATGCTTAAGCTAGCGCTAGTAACATTATCAACCAGGGTAAGGCCATCAATTGTTCCGATTGTTGCCGCTAGGTCTGCATCTACTTGCCCCTGACTGCTAAAGTTATGTCCCGCTGCAAATACCGCTGTCGCTGGCGTATTTGGGCAATACCCTTCAAGGAGGCCATCGCCAGATGTGATCTCTATTACCGTGTACACATACCTGTCTACAGCCCCGCCGTTTATTGTCTGAATAGCTGATACATTAGCTGATACATCTTGATGCGTATAAAAGGATACAGATCCTATATTGCTATCAGGTGCTACTAGCCCACCGTTGAAGTAGCCTATTGGTGGTAGTGCTTGAGTGCTACCGCCACCTACAGCACAAAATAGTAGTAACGACTTTGCATCACCCGACACAGTTAACGCTGGAAATGTAGGGTCACCTGTGGCAGAACTGTCGTATTTTGTTGCTGTTAGATACGAGCCTTGGTCAGTCAGATTAGCCCCTTCAATAACATACCAATGATACGTTAGCCTGGGAGCGTTATCGTTTGTTGTTATTGTGGTTGTCCTTATGGGCGTAGCCAGACCTACATGAGTGTAGGTATATAAGTCTTCACTGCCGGTAATAAAGTCCTCAAGAGTTAAGTCAGCCGCGCCAGTTATCGTGCTAGAGTCAACACCAATAAAGATTACAAGAAGCTCATTCTCTAAGTGTACTGGTACAGGGAACGTGGCTGAACCCAAAGCTGCTCGTAACGATCCTGATTCTAGCTTTCGTGGATACATCTATTTCTTCCTACCATGTAGCGCAGCACATTGCCCTTGTATCTTAGCAATGCTATCTTTTATAAATGTCATTACGCTCTCCAGACCTTAAGGCCAATAGCAGCCAGCACGACAGATGACGTTAAAAAGTCCATAGCTAACACAAGTACTACCAACTCACTTGTTAAATGAGTTGGTATATCTATTGTATAAGTTAGAGCTGAATCAAACCCAAATGAATAAACTTTTGAAACCTGACCCATTACAGCAAACTAACCCCAGCAGCTAAAAAGAAAGGACTCACTATGGAAGTCTCGTAGGTCGTGGCATAGTTTGGACAATTTGCATTAACAAACTATTGTTAACATCTAATTTTTTATTGACTACTTCATCCAGTTTTTTAATAGTTCTGTTCAGGCTATTTTTATCTGCATCATGGAGTTTTTGTATTTCCCTAAGTCTGCTGTGTATATTTGAAAAAGTTAATTTAACAGTTTCTTTGCTGATTTTGCTTTTATTACTAAGTTCAACTGCATCTACTCTATAAAACATTACAGATATGCCTACAACCATTGGCAGTACAAATCCTACTATTGCTACAGCAAGTGTTCCATATTTCTGCAACCATGTAGGTTCTCTCTTAGCTTCTTCGTGCATAGTATGTATCTCAGCTTGAAGTTCACTAATAATATCCATGTTCTCTCTGCGATTAGTGTTGTCATGGTCATCTGGATTATAGTTCAT